ACTGGTTTAACCCAAAATGAAAGAGTAAATTCCCCGCTTGCTACAAAATTAGAAGCCATCTGTACTCTATCATCAGATCCATCAAAAACAAATGAATAAACATTTGGAAATGATGATACACCTGATGATGCTGTTATTCCTAATTTTGTTCCTAAAGCCATATTAATATTATCCTAAATCTCCAATTAAATCCCAAGTATCTGGGTTTGATCCTACTTTTTTAAGTGTTGCAGCTGAAAATTGCCCAGCTAATTTTAATTTAGCATCTTTTGAATTTAGTGTTACTCCACTTCCTGTTTCAAATAAAATATATCCTGCTGATGAAGTTTGGAAAAATTCAAATTCATTTCCTACATTACACGATACTAAAGAACTAGATTGAATTGAACATGTTATATTACCTCCTGCTCTAAAATAATAACCAGCATTTAAGTTACTTGCTGTAACATTTATAGAAACTGATGATGATATTGGTCTTTGTAAATTTGTTAATTGTGAACCATCACCTACAAAATATGCTGCTGATGATGTAGCAGAAGTAACTAAGGATCCTGTTATTGATGTAGTACCGTCACCTACTCTAACTCTTTCTCTAATTACGTCATCATCCCCTCTAGTACTAAATACTAAATGTGTGTCGTTTGAGTTAAATTCTTTTACTACACTTGCTATTTGAGCAACTGAATTCTTATTATTAGATGCCCCATGGTTAACTGTGAGTAATATTGAAGAAGCTGCTTTTCCATTTAGTATTGCAGTATCATTTGTTTTATATTCTGTAAATAATGCTATATTGTTAGGTGTTAATGCTGCAGTTGAGGAAAATGCACCAGATGAAGACATTGCTATAAGAGCTGCATCTCCTTCTGCTGGGGTATTAAGATATTGAGAACTTCCCGAATTAAGAAATAATTGATCCCCTCTAAACATTCCACTTGAACTTACATCACCAGAAAATGTAGCGTTTCTTGCTGATAAATCCATGGATGCTTTTATACCACCAGCTACATCTAATACCTCTGTTGGTGAATCTGTTCCTATACCAAATTTCATATCTCCTGCTCCCGAACTATCAGCTATAAATCCAGCTGATGTACCACCACCAAGTCCTCTAATTTCGAGTTTTTGGCCTAAATATGTTCCACTCGAACTTACATTACCTGAGGCTGTTATTTGACCGAATACCTGTAGATTGTCATTTATTTTTACAACATCTGTAGCATTACTATATATAGAAGGGGTTGTTATATAAGAATCAACTGCTATTCGGTCACAAAATAAATTTCCACTCGCACTTATATTACCACTACTTGTAAAACTTGCTGCTGTTATAGAACCTGAGTTTTCAAAGGAACCAGTAAAATATCTAAAATTACTGTCCATTTGTGTGAATGAGAGGGGAGACCCATTATTATCTCTAAAAGTTAGTGCCATGTTTTATTTATTTAGCTCCGTTAGTTGTTTTGGTTCTTTTTCTAGTGGATTTTCTATTAGCATTTAATAATAAACGCTCTTCCATCCTTGCTAATTTTTTATGTAAATCAATATTTTCTGTTATAAGTTTATCAATTTTAATTTCTAATTCAATAATCTTATCTTTCAATTCCCCTATTACATTTGCGGTTAATTGATCTTTTGTGATTTCGTCTTTACTTAATCTTTTGTTGTTTTGGTCTATTTTTTTCTTCCAAATAGTCCAAATTTCTTTTACTCCTAAGGCTGTAACTAATGCTGTTAGAACCGTAATGATTGACATATCATCCATCTTCTTTAATTTTTAAGTTTTTTCTAAATTCTTTTACTTCTTCGATTATTTCTTTAATCTTTCCTTTGGGGATTCCACCCACCCATTTTTCCAATTCTCCATTTTCAGAGAAAAAACTGTTCGATTCAGTTAAAGCCTGAGTTAAATATAACTCTATTTCTTCAGCTTCTAAATCAATTTTTGAATTAACAAACTTTTTTACATACTTTTCCCACTTATCACCACCTTGAGCTCTTATTTTGCCCTCTTTTTCTATAACACAATCCATACATTCTTTATGCATACTGTAGAATTTTTTGTCCTGCCATCTATTCATTATATTTGAACAGGAAGGACAAAATAGAGGCATTAAAGCCTCTTTTCTAACTCTGTCTAATTTATTGACTGTTTGTTTTACACCATTTTTAATTGTCCACTTTTTACCTTTTTCCTCCCACACGTCTCCTTCTGTGTAATCAGTGGATTTTTTCTTGTAACCTGACTGTACGTTAGAGCCTGCATCACTTTGTTTAGTGATGAGATTTCGTGCTCTAGCTACGTCTTTTGTATTAAATTCTTTTTTTAACATATTATATTAACGTCTCAAATTATTTTTTATTTTTTCAGGAAGTTTACCCCATCCTACATTCTTAAGTTCTTCAGCTTCGTCAAGATCATCAGTGGCGCCTTTAAGAGATTTAAGTTTATCTTTACTATTCATCTTTTCCCAATCTTCTTTATTTACTTCTTTTGATCCTTCTTTTAATACCCTAGAAATCTCTTCCTTAATAATTTGTCTTAATTGTGATTTTTTCATAATTATTTTATTTGTGATTTCTTTTGAAATCCGCAGATAGGTTTTTAATTTTGTTAGCAGCCGATCTACATCTTCCTTTAGCTGCTGCAGTTGTTTTTGTAATTTCTCCTTCAATCAATGTTACTTGTTCTTTGATTGCGTCAATTAATTCTTGTGTGTTTTCCATTTTTTATTTTTTATTTTTAAGATACGTCAAAGTCTGAGTAAGTCTGTTTAACACCAGTTAAATCATGTTTAGCTTCAGCATCTTCTAATTTTCTAAATTTTTCTTCACTCCCATCACTAAATGTAACTACTACTTTATATACTGTATCACCAGGTCTTGCAATCCAAGTATCAATTAAAGTAGGTTGTTTTCCACTAACTGATTCTTGTGTTACTTTTAATTCACCATCTAAGTAGTGTTTTGCTGCTATTAAGTTATTTTTAGCACTTACAATTTTAGCTTGCCACCAATGAGGAAAATCAACTTCTCCCATATTATCAAATTGACTTACTAATTGATATAATTCAGTTGCGTATTTGGATGCTCTATAAAGATCCTTCTTAAGCATGTGTGGTTCATTATCTTCATGACCTACATCAATATCTTCTTTTAACATCCTTGAAATTTCTTCCTTGATGATTTGTTTTAGTTGAGATTTTTTCATTTTATCTTCTATCTAATTGGTTTGCTGTTGCATCAACATCAGAACGGTCTCTTCCCCCTATTGAAAATATATCTAATAGATTATTCAATCGGTTCAGTTCATCATCAGTTAATCTCATATTTTTTTTCATGGTATTAGCGGATAAGTTAAGAGCGACACTGATAATTTCAATATCTCCATCATCGATAGTGATTTTACTTTCATTGACTACACTGCTTATTTCCTCTCTGATGAGTTTTCTTAGTTCAAATTTTTTCATTTTATTATTTTATTATATTCCCCACCTTTGTCTATCTTTTATTTGTTGCATAGACATACCTCTAAATTCATTATCGGGTTGCTGTTTTCTTGCATCTGCCATATCAGCTAGAATTTTATCCATTGATACAGATTCACCATTAATTACAGTATTGACGATTTGTCCATTTATTCTAAAATAGGTATTACCTTCATCATCTTTAAATAATCGGTATCCTTGGAATTTTCCTCCTGTTGCCATTCCTCTATTTTCGTTAAGAGCAGATGTAATTTCTTCTTTGATAATTTGTCTTAATTGTGATTTTTTCATTTTATCTTAATATATTACTATTTATAAATATCGCGCTTTCCTAAGTCCATAATTATATGTTTTAGGTTCTTTGTACTGCTCTGTTAGCTTTTGAGAAAGTAGCTCTAGGTACTAACTTTATATCACCTCCTGGATGTGCTAATACATATCCCTCACCACCTTCTTGTCCACCAATACTTTGTTTTACGTTAGAACCTTGTTTATCTAATTGGTCTATAATATGGTCTTTAGCTTGCATTATTCCTCCTACAACTTCCCATAAGGATTCAAATGCTTTAGGATTTTGTGCAATGTATTCTGTAATTTTGCCTTGTTTTCTTTGGCTTACTTTACTACCTGCTAACCATTTTTCGAAATCTTTACCTAAATTATCTAATCCAGTATCTACTTTACTGTTTGTGTATGCATATAGTATTTTACTAAAATCACTTATTTGGAGTTTTCTTAAAGTATCTTGATTTAATAAAGTATCAATGTCGTTGGCATCTTTCTTTACTATATCTTCTAATCTATTTAATTCTTCGTTAGGAACGTCTGGTGCTTTTTCGGCTGTTATTGGAGGAACAACTAATACTTCGTCACCTAGAAAAATGTCTGGATCTCTGAGTGAAGATTCATTTCCTTCAGCGTCTACTTGTCTATGTATTACTACACCTGTTTTACTTTTTCCTATTTTATTACCTAAATCACTATCAACATCTACAGCGTATTGAACTATGTTTGGTTTAAATATAAAGTTTTTATCTTTTACGGGAGGAGTATTATAATATAATAAATCGCCTTTGAAAAGACCTCTATAATTTTGTGGTACTGCCTTTTCATATTCATCGAATATACTTTTCATACTACCTGCAAACTGTCTACGGCTGTCTGTAACTTCTTTACCTCTTGAAAGTAACATTTTTTCTAAATCGTCTGCTGATTTTGTTTTTCCATCATATCCTTTAGCAACATAACCATTTTTGTCTGTTAATATAAAATCTCCATTTTCATCTCTTCCGAAAATGATAGCTGGTGAGCCATCCCACTTTATAGTAACTTCTTTATGTCCTCCTTTTTCCAAATTTCTCAATGCATCTACAGCACGTAATGCCCCTTTCGAGCCCTCCCAAAATACAATATCTTCAGCGTGGTCAATTCTGGCTCCTTCTTGTAGGAGATTTACTTCTTCAATGTTTTTCAATAATATATTATCTTCGGGTTTAATAGATTTAAAATGAAAATTATCTATAGCATCAGATACTAATTCATTATAGTTAGATTCAAATTTAATTTTATCAAAGATAGTTTCTACACTATTTAAATCATTAACTCCTGCATTGATTCCTAATAAAATTTTAGCTATTTTATCTGGGTCTTTTGTAAGAAATTTACCTGTGTCTCTTTTTGTTAGGCCTTGTGAGGTTGAATATTTTAAGCCTTTTGATTTAGCTATAGAAGCCATTAATATTAATCTATGTACTCCTTTAAAAATCGTATTATCTCCTGTTCCCCTTAAAGAAAATTTCATCCATTCAGGATTCCCAAACATTAAGTCTGTTTGAACATATCCATTACTTTCATTTCCTTTTATAGGTGTTTTAAAATGTACACTTATACCTGATTTACGAACCCATTGTTTTATATCATCTTCTGGGTGATTTTGTTCAACCCATTTAGATAATTTATTTACTAATTCATCTTTAGTTGTTTCTTCCTGATTTATTGCTATATCTAAATCCCCACTTGTATCTTTAATACCAGTACTTCCTAATTTATTGTTAATTAAATCTAAATTTATTATAGTTTCAAGCCATTTTAAGGTAGGATCAACGTCTGCTTTATTTATTCTAGTTGTTAAAGATCCGTTTAATTTATCTTTAAATATATTTCCTCCTTCTTCTATAATACTTTCTTGTAATATATCTACCCACCAGTCTTTTGAAAATAATTTAGTTTCTTCTAAATCTAAACCACCTCTATCAATTTTAGTAAAACTACCTAAATCATCAAACGAAGAATGTTGTTGCATTTTATCCTTTTTAGATTGTTTCATAACATTCCACGTTCTTGGTTTAATTTTCATATGACTAGCTACTAAATATTCTACATTTTCAGGATTGGCTCCCATCTTTGATATAAATCCACTATATTTTCTTACTAATTCTGCTGATACTTTTTCGTGTCCATAAGCTGTTGGGTGGCCTGTTTTTGGATTTACACCTGATGTAGCAAGTTTACCTAAATCGTGAAAATAAGCAGCTAAAATTATATCCATATTGTCAGGATAACTTTTAATTGCTCTATTTGTAACAGTAATAATATGTTTTAGTACATTTCCTTCAGGATGCCATTCAGGGTTTTGTTGAGCTTTCTTTTGATCCATAACTATTTGTTGTAGTTCTGGTGGTGAAGCACTATATAATTCTCTAAAATTTGATACACTTTCTGTTATATTAGGATCGTTTGTCCATGTATCGCTTGCTTTATATCTGGTCTTTTGAACCATATTTGCTTTATATGGTGGGTACATTTCATCCATTTTTTCAGAAGATTGAATGAAATTTTTAAAATATTCTAAAGCTTTACGTCTTTTAGGTTTATTTTTAAATACATTAGATAACCTTATATATAATTCTTCGTATTTCTTCCCAGCATCATTTAATTTTTTAAATAAATCATAATGAAATGCCCAATGTTTTTGTTCTTCATCAGTAAAACCTTCATATAATTTTATACCACCAAACACTGTTTTAGGTAAGTCTGGATAGGGAACCATATGGCTACCTTGTTTTTCCATGTGTTTTCTAAGTTTGGCTAATTTCTTTTTGTGGCGACCTGTTTCTTGTTTATTCATTATCGCCCCACCACTAAATTCAAATAACATTTCGTGAAGAGAAATTAATTGAGATTTTACTTCAGCATCTGTAGTTTTATTAAGTGTTTTTACTGCTCTAACGTTTTTAGGAGAATCATCGTAGAATCTAATTTTTTTATATCCATCTTCTATATAGTCAAGTATTACTTTAACTTTTTCCATTGGATCTGAACTACCTACAGCGTGTACTTTTAAATCTACTAAACCTTTACTTGATAAAAATTCTTTAACATCTGAGATTACTTCAGGTTGTCTTGCAGTTAATATAATTGTTTTTGCGTTTGGAAGTTTAGATGTTTTTGTTAAAATTTGACTAAATAAATTAAACATTTCAGGTATAACCTTTGGTTCGTTTAAACTTGCGAATTCAGAAAAATCTAATTCGTCATCAGGACCAGGTGTGTAAAGTGCATATTCGGCAGGGGTAAGTTGAAATGTACCTCTTTTAGGATTAGTTACAATTATATTTGATTTTGAAGTAATTAATGTATCATCTAAATCAAACGCATATAACGTTTTATCTCCAACTGCTTCATTTAATGGTTCATTATTATGTCCACATTTATGGCACATATATAAATCATCCCCTCCATCTTTTATATCCCAACTCCAATTACATTTTTTATAACCACCATCAAACTTTAAACCATTACAAACAATTTTATCTCCTACAATTTCTTCTTTTAAACTACTTTCATCCTCAAATAAAGGTAAATTTAATGCTTTATTTCTCTTTCTCCAAAGATTTAATATTCCTTCCTTTTCTTCTGCTGTAATATCTTGTGCTTCTAAGTATGTATTGATTATATCTTTAAATGGTTGTTTTTCTTTTTTAGCTCTAAAATACATTCCCTGTAAATTGGCGTCTATTTCTTTCTCTAATTCAAAATATCTATATCCCGATAATAAACCTGCATCGATTGATTGTCTAATTAGTTCATCATTTTTCATATATTTACTAAATTTTAAATGAGAACTATCGCCATGAGTTAAATGTTCAATTTCATGACGTATAACATCTTTTAGATTAAATGATATTTCACTCCAATATTTAGGTAATTTGCTAGGATTAACCTTAAAAAATGCGGCTATAAAATCTGTTTTATCATCTGCTCCTCCATCTACTTCTAAATATTCAACTTCAGGTGTTACCTCTAAAGTAGCTTCAACGTTAATATCTTCACTTTCATGTTGGTAAGTACCTTTAAAAGTAATTTCACCATCTTCAACATTATCTTTCCAATATCTAAAAATGTCACTAGAAATTTTATTAGAAATAGCATCGTACCTACCTTCATTTAAATCTTGTGGTTGGAATTTTTTTTGAATCATATCTAATGTTCTTACATCTAAATCACCAAAAATATCTCCCATAGGTATTCCACTCCTAATCGCTTGTCTTATATTAGTACCAGACATTTCTCCTACTCCTGGAATATTCTTTGATATATTGGGAGCTATTATAACATATCCCCTATTAGGCCATCCTTCTA